AATAGACAGACAACAAGTTGCATCGCAATGTGGAAACGTAATTGCTATGGACCTGATTGTTATAACGACTCCAAAAGATTTAGTGATGGTCCATGGTGCAAGGTCGGAGACTGGGTAGTCTTCGCACGTTATGCCGGATCAAGAATTGAAATTGAAGGTGGAGAAGTTCGTCTTTTAAATGATGACGAAATTTTAGCAACCGTACAGGATCCAACAGACATCCTGCACAAATATTAACATAGGAAGGAAACTATGCCAGAAGAAATAAAAAAATCAGCAGGAGACATTCAAGTTGATTTAGATACATCCGGCCCAGAGGTCGATGTAACTATTGAAGAAACAAAAGAGGAAGCGGTAGTTGATACTGCTCCAGAAACCACGGAACAGGAAACAGAAACAGAAGTAGTAACTGAAGAGACTAAACAAAAAGATGATTCTGAACTAGAAGAATATAGTAAGGGTGTGCAATCTAGAATTGCTAAACTTACACGTAAGATGAGAGAAGCTGAAAGACGAGAAGCAGCGGCTCTTGAATATGCGGGTTCTCTAGAACAAAAAAGAAAACTAGACGCATCTAAATTTGCAGAAGTTAATTTAGATTACACAACCAAACTTGAAGAAAATGTAACGAGTGCAATGGAGTCAGCGCAAAATGAATTGCGAATGGCAATAGAATCACAAGATGCAGTTTTACAAGTTACGGCTAATAAAAAAATTGCAGCACTTGCGTTGGAGAATGCAAACCTGCAAATGAGAAAAAAACAAAAACCGGTTGTAGAGGAAACTCCTGTACAGCTATCAGACGGTGGAAGATTACCACAACAAACTCCAAGAGCATTACCAGACGCTGATCCGGAAGCTGAAGATTGGGCTGCAAAAAATAGATGGTTCGGACAAGATAGAGCCATGACATTTACTGCATTCGAAATTCACAAGGATTTAGTAGAAAAAGAAGGTATAGACCCGAAGAGTGATCAATATTATGTAGAAATAGACAAGCGTATTAGAGTTGACTTTCCTCATAAGTTTGGTAATAATACAGCTATAGCAACGACCAAGCCCGTTCAGTCGGTGGCTTCGGCTAACAGAAGTGTAAAAACTGGTCGCAAACAAGTGAGACTCACATCGTCTCAAGTAGCAATAGCTAAAAAATTAGGTGTGCCACTCGAAGAGTATGCAAAACAATTAAAACTCACGGAAGGAGCATAAGCATATGAACAAAGAAAACGAAGACAAAGTAACTTCTCGTGCGGCTGAAACTCGGACAAAAACTGAACGTCCAAAAGAGTACAAGCCACCATCATCTCTAGATGCACCACCAGCGCCCGATGGATTCAGGCACAGATGGATAAGAGCAGAGTCAATGGGTTTCAACGATACCAAGAATATTCATGGTAGATTGAGATCTGGTTATGAGTTAGTGAGAGCTGACGAATACGATGACGAATCTTTTCCTGTTGTCATGGACGGAAAATACGCTGGAGTGATTGGAGTAGGTGGCCTTCTCCTGGCAAGGATACCCGAAGAACTCGCGCAAAGTCGTGTTGATTATCAGAGAAGACAAACTGAAGGTCAAGACGAAGCTGTAGAAAACGACTTACTGAAGGATCAGGACAAAAGAATGCCGATGAAATTCGAGCGTTCTAGCAAAAACTTCGGTGGCAATAAGAAATAATATTTCTTTAACCAACGATTAAATTAAACCGAACTGGAGGCCGCTAACGCGGCAGGTTCATAAGGAGAAAAACAAAATGGCAAATAGAAACACAGCCGGTTTTGGTTTGATCGCTGCTGGTACATTAGGTGCAACACCTTCTACTGGCGGACAGAACAAATACAAAATCGATAGTGGCTATCCGACTAGTCTTTACATGGGAATGCCTGTGCAGTATGATTCTGCATCAGGTGCTAACGTGGATCCTGGTTATATAGTTACAGCACAAGACGCTATTATAAACCCAACGATTGGTGTTTTTAATGGTTGCTTCTACACAGATGCAAATACATTAAAACCAACTTTTGCTTCATTCTTTCCTGGTGCTACGATACCAGCAGCGAATGTAAACAACGGTGACATCGACGCGTTTGTAATAGACAATCCATGGCAACAATATGTTGCACAGTTAGACGTTAGATTAGGCGCTACTGGCGATGCAGCACAAGTTAACATGGGAAGAACATATGGTTTAACAGTTAGAGCAGAAGGAACTACGACAGCTTCCGGTTCTACTATATCTGGACAATCAAATGGTCAATTAACAGTAGGAACTGTTCATGACATCAACAACCAATGGAGACTACTAAGAGTAGCAGAAGATCCTGAAAATGAGGATTTAACTACTGTAGTACAAACTAACCCAGCATTACCTGCCTTTTCAGGCAGAGCTTCTGTTGTAGTGGTTGTTAATAAGTCACAATGGTTCGGAACAGGAACAATAGGAGCATAACATGGCAATATCACGAGCACAGCTAGTTAAAGAACTAGAACCAGGCCTGAATGCACTATTCGGCCTAGAGTACAAAAGGTATGAAAATCAGCATGCTGAGATTTATACAACAGAATCATCTGACAGAGCTTTCGAAGAAGAAGTAATGTTAAGTGGTTTTGCAAACGCAGATGTAAAAGCAGAAGGTGCTGGAGTATCATATGATGACGCTCAAGAAACTTATACTGCTAGATACACAATGGAAACGATCGCGTTAGCTTTCGCTATCACAGAAGAAGCAATAGAGGACAACCTTTATGACAGACTTTCTTCTAGATACACAAAAGCTCTAGCAAGATCTATGTCTAATGCTAAAGAAGTAAAAGGCGCAGCACCATTGAATAACGGTTTACCAGCTATTGCAGCTGCAACTGCTTTTCAAACAGGTGATGGGCAAAACTTGTTTAGTACTGCTCACCCAACTATCGCGGGTACAGTATCAAACACTTTAGCAACACAAGCAGACTTAAACGAAACTTCATTAGAACAATCGCTAATCGACATTGCAGCGATGACTGATGAAAGAGGTTTAAGAATTGCAGCTAAAGGAGTTAAAATGATAATTCCTTCCGCGAAGCAGTTCAATGCTGAAAGCCTTATCAAGTCTCGAGGCAGAACCCAGACTGCTGATAATGACATCAATGCAATCAACAGCATGGGAATGATTCCTCAAGGTTACAGAGTGAACAATTTCTTAACTGACCCTGATTCATTCTACATTATCACAGACGTTCCAAATGGTATGAAGATGTTCTCAAGAACTCCGTTGACTACGTCAATGGAAGGGGACTTCGATACTGGCAACGTAAGATACAAAGCTAGAGAAAGATACGCTTTTGGCGCTTCTGACTTTAGAGGTATCTACGGCGTTGAAGGTGCGTAAGCAATAATCATTTTTGTGGCCGAACATAGTTCGGCCACATTTACAAAATAGAAAGAAAAAACCATGAAACAATTCACAGTAAAAATATGGGCATGCGATCATTACGCAAAATTTAATGTTTTGTCGGAAGATAATGCTATTGCTCTTGAACAATCGATCCTTGACAAATTGGGAGAAAAGAGTATAAACTGGGAATATCTCGGGAACAACTATAATAACGAGATAAATCGAATAACCTATGAGGAGGTTAATGATGATACAAGACCTATACAAAGCAAAAAGGTCCTTGGAGTTGAAGTGGGAACAGGAGCATCTATCTAATGACAGGTATACTCTTGAAATGGTCAGAATTGATGACAAAGTTAAAGAAGTTATCACTAAGATCAAGCTTGAAGAAGCTCAAATTGCCCACA